AGATTCAATGAGCCAAGAAGAATTAATTAAATTTATCAAAGACATAAAGAAACAAAGTACAATGTGGGAAATAAAGAAGGATTCCTCAAAGAATTACATCCATCCAACCCAGAAGCCAACAAAACTAGCCCAAAGGGCAATCCTAAACAACACAAAGAAAGGACAATACGTATTGGACCCTTTTGCCGGCTCAGGAAGCACACTGATGGCCTGTGAAGAAAGAAAAAGAAAGTGCTTCACAATCGAAATAGATCCAGACTTTTGCTCACATATCATAGATAGATGGGAAAACTACACGAAAAAGAAGGCCCAAAAGGTCAAATAAGTGACCAAAAGTCACTAAAAGTCACTTAATTAAAGGCAATATAAGACAAATTCAATCAAAGAAAAAAAAACTTTGAGAGGAAAAGTTAACAAAGTTAACAAAATACAAGGAAAATGGCAAAGATAAATATCACAACATTCAAGAAAGCACTGAAGAACTCAGGAGGAAATCAAGCCAGGATTGCTAAACAATTAGAAGTTTCCAGGGCAGCAGTTAATCAATATTTAAAGAAAAATCCTAAATTGAAAGACCTACTACAGAGTGAAGCCGAGTTTATTGCAGATATTTCAGAAGATATAATTGATACAGAAATCATTGTTGCAAGAGATCTTGAAACTGCAAAGTGGAAGTTATTAAATTCAAAGATCGGAAGGGCCAGAGGATATGGATCCAAGACCGAAATAGAACATTCAGGAAATGTTCCAGTTACAATTAATCTTATTGAGAAATCTGTGGAGGAAATCAAACGTGGTAAACTTGGAAATAAGCCCAAAGCAGGTTCAGATCCTGAAAGTTCTTGAAGATCATAAACATACAGAAGTCTTTTTGGGTGGTGCTGCAGGGGGATCTAAAAGTTTCTCGGGATGTCTTTGGCAAATATTAAGGAGAAGGCAATATGCTGGAAGTAGGGGATTTTTAGCTAGGGCAAAATTGAAGGATCTAAAGCAATCAACTCTTTTAACATTTTTTGAGGTTTGTGGAAAATTAGGCTTGAAGAAAGACATAGATTATAATTATAATTCACAGATGGGAGTGATCACTTTTTCAAATGGTTCAACAGAATATCTTAAGGATTTGTTCCTTTATCCATCAGATCCAGAGTTTGTGAGTTTAGGTTCAACAGAATACACAGATGGATTCATTGATGAGATGGGGGACATTACAGAGCAAGCATATCAAATAATGAGATCAAGAATAAGGTTCAAACTGGATGAATTTGGGTTAATTCCTAAAATGGCAATGGGTTCGAATCCTTGTAAGACTTTTGTTTATAGAGAATTTTATAAGAAATGGAGAGACAATGAATTGGAAAATTATAAAGCATATGTCCCGGCAGGAGTTTATGAAAACCCATTTATTTCAGATCATTACATTGAGAATTTGAAAAGACTTGATACAAAGAATCGTGAGAGACTTCTAAATGGAAATTGGGAATATGATGATGATCCTACAAAAATATTTGATTATGATAGTATAATCGATATGTTTACAAATGAGGCTCAAAGGGGAGAACATTATTGTATAGTTGATCAATCAGGATTCGGAAGAGACAGTTGCATGGTTACAATTTGGGATGGGTTATTTATCACAGAATTTTTAATGTTTAAAGAAGGATTGTCTGTTGAGGAATTAGATAAGATTTTAACAGATAGAAAAATCCCAAGAAGCCATTGTTTGGTTGATGAAGTAGGAGTTGGTTTTGGACTTAAGAAAGGAATGCCGGAAATTGTAGGATTTGTAGCAAATGCAGCCCCCCTAAAAAAGAAGAAAGAAACAACAGATGACCAGGGAGTCCATAATTATAAAAATTTAAGATCTCAATGTTGGTTCCAGTTAGCAAACCATGTAAACTCTGGGATGATTGGAATTTATAGAAAATTGCCAATTGAAATAAAAGATTTATTAGTTGAGGACCTGGAAGTAATGAAGCAGATGGATGAGGCAAAAGATTCTCCATTAAGAGTAATTTCAAAAAAAGAATTAAAAGATACCGGTGCGCTTAACAGATCAACAGATGCAGGAGATGTCCTAATGATGAGAATGTACTTCGAGATCAATCCAAATAAAGCAGCTTGGGCCTTTCCAGTTGAAATTATAAAAGAAGAATTTGACGGAAAGATTTATGGATATGAAGAAGAACACATAGAAATAATTGATGGAAAAAAAGTCAAAATGGTTGGAGATAGGAAGTTGATTGAATAATTCTCTTTTTAAAATTAGACAAATATCTTTATAAAATTAAAAACCTTAAATTAATCATCACAGTACTAGGCAATAAGATCCAAACACACTTGAGCAGTGTTTTTAATCACATTCATGGAAAGAAAATCAGCTTCATTATTTAACAATTGTCCTTGGGAAGAAGGATCAACCATTCAAGAAACAGTTCAGAATATAATGGAGAAAGCAACACCTTCGGGAACTTCTCCCATAACTGCATTTGAACAAACTAGGGATGGACAACCAAAAGCAAACATTCCAAACTTTTTTTATAAGCCACCTTTTGGATATCCCAGATATAAAGATTTAAGTTATTACAGAAAACTTGCTGCGAGTATTTATGTTGATATGTGTGAGACTGCAATAATTGATGAGGTGTGTTCAATCCAGTGGGACATTGTAGCAGAGGATAGAAATGGAAATGAGATCCCAGGCAAAGAAGAAGATGTTGAAAGAATAAAAGATTTTTTTGAGAATCCAAATACAAATAAGGAAAGCTGGGAAACAATCGTACGAATGATGTTGCCGGATTTATTAGAAATTAATTCAGGAATAATGATCAAGACTTTTAATGCATTTGGAGAAATGGTTGAAGTGGTAGCAAGAGATGGAATAGCATTCACAAAGAACCCGGATCCTTATGGAATGTACACAAGCAGGGCAGATTTAATTTTAATGAGAGATCCTTTAAACATAGAGCCAGATCAAACAGAGTTTCCTTTATTGAGTGGAACAATGAATGATAATGAAGTACAAACTGAAGCTGCCTATTTTCAATATGGATGGAACTCAGCAGTTAGGCCAATCCCATTCGGAAAGAGAGAAATTGTATGGTTTGAGAAAAAAGTAAGAACAGATGATTTGTATGGCCGTTCTGCAATGGAAGTTCTAGCCAAAACAGTTCAAACACTAATTTATGCAGTAGAACACAACTTGGAATATTTTAATGATAATTCAATTCCACCAGGAATCCTGGGATTAGAGGGATTAAATACAACAGACATGAAAGCATTTGCTCAACAATGGATCCAATCTCAACAAAAGAAAGATGATCTTGGAAACTGGAAAAAAGTTTTCCATAAACTGGCAATGGTTAATACAAAACCAACTTTTGAAAGGTTAGGATTTACAAATGCAGAATTAGAATTAATCGAATCACAAAAGTGGTGGTCAAAGATGGTCTGGGCAAGTTTTGGAATCACAGCAACAGAGCTAGGATTTACAGAAGATGCAAAGGGATCAGCAAATCAGATCGTACAAACAAGTATAGCCAAAAAAAGAATTATTTATCCATTATTAAGATTAATTGAATATCATGTTAACACAGAGATCATTCCAGAGTTTGGAATCGAAGGGGTTCGTTATAAATATAAAATATTTGATGTTGATGAGGAAACTAAAAAATGGGCACTTTACAAGTTACAGGTTAAGGATTCAGGAATTAAGACAATCAACGAAATAAGAAATGCTGAAGGGTTAGACAAAATTGAAGGCGGAGATGAGTTGTCTGGAAGTCAAGAAGGAAATAATTTTAATTTTGGAATGGACCCAAATCAAAGCCGAGCAAATGCAATCAATCAAGATGCTCAAAATGAAAGAGATCAAATGTCTGCGAAGCCAAAACCAAAGAAGGAAGAAAAGGCAATGGATTCAACAACTGTCTTAAATCCTAAACCAGGAGAAGAGATGGGCCCAAAGAAATTAAAAAAAGAAATTGATAAAGTTTTGGATTTAAATAGAAAAAGAGTTATGGAATTTTTAGATTCCCAATTTAAATCAGAACCAATAATGCAAATTAAATCAATTGATGATATCCCAAAGATGATTAAGAAAATGTTTGCAGTTTTTACAATGAAAGGAATAAGTGACCAATTAATTAAATCAGAGTTTGATTCAGGTTGGGACAAATCAGAGAAACAATTAGATAAGAATATCCCTTACAATCAAAAGGCTCTGGAATTTTTACAAGACTACACATTTGATAATATTAAAGGAATGACTGAGGAAATTTCAAACGATTTAAAACAAGAATTAGAACGTGGAATCATAAATGGAGAAGGGATCACTAAATTGAAGGTAAGGGTTAATGATGTTTTTGATAAGGGAGAAAACAGAGCAGAGATGATTGCCCGGACTGAAACCAATCGAGCAGACAATAACGGAAAATTATTGGCAATGAAAGGATCAGGAATGAAATTTAAAAAGAAATGGGTAACACATGAAGATGATCGTACAAGTGAATTGTGTAAACATTTAGATGGACAAACAGTGGGAATTAATGAAAATTTTGAATATGGAAAATGGTCAGGCCAGGCACCACCAAGCCATGTTAATTGTAGATCAACAATAGTTTTTATAATGGATGAGTAAATGTCAAGGAAAAGAAAGCCAGATGGACTTGAGTCAAAAGTTATGAAATTTAAACCTTCTTATGATGATGTTGGAAAATATGTCCCTTATTGTACTTTTGGATTCCATCAGGGGATCGTATTAAAAAAAGATGTTTGTGAAAAAAGGTATTGTACACATTACACAAAACTTTATTTTTCTTATTAGCTATTTCTAAAATTTCGCAAAAACCTTTATAATGATTTTTTAACTATAAGAAACATGAAAGAAGCTAGTTTTACATTTACAACACCCTTAAATGTGAATATTGTTCAGATGAAAGGTGAAGAACATTTATTTGTTGAGGGAGATATTTCTACAAATGATCTTGATTTGGTTAATGATATAATGACAAAAGGATGTCAAGAATCTATGCAAAAACAAATCATGGAAGGAAGTTTAAAATTGGATTTAGAACATGAAGCCTTCCGGGGAGAAACACATGAGGAAAAAGAAATTAACAAAACAAAAATCCCTGCAGGAAAACTAATCGATTCAACAGTTAAAGATTTGGGAGAAGATAGATTCTCAACCAGAGTAAAGGGAGAAATAAACAGACACAATCCAAATTATGTAAGTATAAAAGGAAATTTAGTTGAAGGATATTTGGATGCGTTTTCAGTGGCTTTTTTACCAACAGATGTGACTTATGATATGAAGGATGGAGAAAGAATCAGAATGTTAAATGATGTTAAATTATTGAATGTGGCCTTAACAGGAAACCCTTGTAATACAAAAGCACAACTAAATGAGATCTTCACAAAATCAATGGATGCAGTAGAAGAATACAAAAGAATGAAAGCAGAGGATCCAGAAATCGAGAAAAGTTTAGTAGTGAAATCAAATTCATCCGTTAAGGAAGAAAACATTGACTTAGTCAATGATCAAGAATTAAATAACAAAGAAAAAAAGATGACAGAAAAAAATCTCAAAGAAGAACCAATAGCAGAAGCTCCAGTTAACACTGAAGTGAAACCTGAAGGAACTGAAGAGAATGTAGAAGAAAAAGCATTGCTTAATCTGAATGCAGAATTGATCAACTTGAAATCAGAGAATGTAACTTTGAAAGATGCTGTGACTAAAATCGCAGAATCTCTTGCAAAAATTACAAAGGCCCTTGAAGCCCCAATTCACAAATCTGAAGGAGTTCAAATCAATGATGCAGAAGTGAAAGCAAATGCTTCGGAAACTAAATCTGTTGATCCTTTAAGTCTATTTA